TTAAAGGTAGACTACATAACTGGAATCACGCTTTCGGCATTGTAACTTGGTTTGATGATGATTTATTTCAACTAGAAACCATAGAGATTGTTAAAGGCAAATGCTCAGTATGGGGCAAAATAATTAAAGGATAAAATAAATGGCAAGTGAATACGGAAAAGGCATGCTAAGAGGAAGAGTACCCATCGGGCCAGGTAGTGAGTGGTTTTTTGGAAATGATGATAGAGCTTATGAAAATCTTGCAAAGGCTGGTTATGACCCCTCTCATTGGAATTACCACTTTTCAACTAAAAAGGTTGATAGATTTGTAAATCCAAGATGGGGAAATTATATAGAAATACCACGATGATAAGGATGAAATTATGACATTTAGAGGCTTAATCAATGAAGTATTAATAAGACTAAGAGAAGATACGATTAGTAGCGATTGGTCTGGGGATATTAATGATAGTACAACTATATCTGCTTATCAAAAAGTAATAGGTGCTTTGGTTAATGATGCGAAACGATATGTCGAACAAAGACATGATTGGCTTAATCTGAGATCAACAGTTGATATTACAACTGTAAATGGTACAAAGAACTATAACCTTAGTTCTGGTCAAGAGATTAAGATTATGGATGCTATCAATAATACTACTGGTATGCATCTTAAACAAGTGGGTAAAACATATATAAACACAGTTACATATCCATCACAGAACACAGGAGAACCATTGTATTACGGATTTAATGGTAGTGATGCCTCTAATAACTTGAAAGTAGACCTCTCGCCAGTTCCTACTACTGCTCATACCATCTCATTTGATATTATAAAGTTTCAAGATGATTTAGCCGAGGCTGATACAGTATTAAGTGTTCCAGAGAAACCAGTTGTATTGGGTGCGTGGGCAATGGCAATCGCAGAGCGTGGAGAGGATGGTGGAACACAGTCTAGTTTAATGGCAAGTGAGGCATTAGAGGCTCTTAAACAGGCGATTTTGGTTGATAGTGGCAACACAAGATATGAAACAGATTGGTATATTAACTAATGGCAAAAGGATTATCATATCAACCACTAATTGATTTTGGAGTAAATGGACTTAATTCCCAGAGAAATCCATCAACACTAGACTCAACATGGCTGACATCTGCTGAGAATATTGTTCTAAGGGAGTCTGGAAGAATATCTTTCAGAAAAGGTTTAAAACAAAAGGTTGTTCCAACTGGTACAGCGATAGCCTCTCTGGTTGAACATAACGATCAAGGCACGAACAAGATATTTGCTAGTCATGGTA